ATGCCGAAGAAAGCGAAGGAACTGGGCGCACTGGCCGTAAAACGCGTGTCTACACCGGGCAAGCATCCGGTCGGCGGCGTCGCGGGCCTATATCTCAAAGTGACGGACACCGGCTCGAAGTCTTGGGTGCTCCGTGCGACAGTCGCAGGAACGCGCCGCGAGATAGGTCTCGGAGCCTATCCGGGCGTTGGATTGGCCGATGCTCAGAAGAAGGCGCAACAAACGCGCGACGAAATCGCCGGTGGCGTTGATCCCGTAATGCAGAAGCGAGAGTCCGCGAGCCGCCTGCGCGCGAGCCAGGCGCTTGAGATGACGTTCGAGGACGCGGCGAAGCGCTTCATCAAAGCGAAAGAGGTCGAGTGGCGCAACTCGAAGCATGGCGCCCAATGGACATACACGCTCGAGGAGTTCGCCTATCCCGTCATCGGCAAGATGATGGTCCGTCACATCACGCGATCGCACATCACTGAGATCCTCGAGCCAATCTGGACGACGAAGACCGAGACGGCTTCGCGACTGCGCGGCCGCATTGAGGCAATTCTCGATTGGGGCCGCGTCAAAGGTTTCAGAGACGAGGGCATCAACCCGGCCGCATGGCGCGGCAACCTCGACAAGCTGCTGAGCGCGCCCAAGAAGACCAAGCGCGTTCGCAACCATCCAGCGTTGCCGATTGTGCACATGGGCGCGTTCATGAAGACGCTGCGAGCAATCGAAGGCGTCAGCGCGCGATGTCTTGAGTTCTCGATCCTGACGGCGGCACGATCCGGCGAGGCGCGCGCGGCGGAGTGGCGAGAGATCGACCTAGAAAAAGGCATTTGGGCAGTCCCGGCCGAGAAAATGAAGGCGAAAAAGGAGCATCGCGTACCTTTATCTCCGGCTGCCGTCCGCCTGCTCAAATCGATCGAGCGACAAGACGATGTCGATTGGGTGTTCCCCAGCCCTCGTGGCAAGCGTCCACTCTCCGATATGTCGCTCCTCGCAATCATGCGTCGACAAGGCCTGGAGGCAACTCCGCACGGCTTCCGATCGACATTCCGAGACTGGGCTAGCGAATACACCAACTATCCGCGTGAGCTGGCAGAGGTGGCGCTTGCACACATTAAAGGCGACGCCACGGAAGCAGCGTATTGGCGTGGCGACGTATTGGAGAAGCGCCGTCGCCTGATGGCGGACTGGGCTGAGTTCTGCGCAAAGCCGATCAAGGCGGGCGATGTGATACCGATGAACAAACAAGCATGACCGGTTTGCCGTGCCTAGCCCGACGGGGCGAAAGCCGGGCCACCTACCCGGCCGGCACGGCTCCTTTTAGGTAATGCCGAGGGGCATGATGAAAAGCACGCTCAATAAGCTCGGCGATCTGCCGAGACAGTTTGACATCGGGAAGTACGACGTTACGGCGTCTTTCAGTCCCGTCGACTGGTTAGTCAATCTGGAAATCCGCGTTCTGCGAAAAGCCATGTTTGCCAACAACCTCTTGGGAGACGGCCTCGACGTGGCCGAACGATTCTTAGATAACCCGATCATTCCAGCAAAGCAGGGATTGATGGATGACATCGGTCTATCGAAGGTCGCAAATACGCGTCAGGTGCGCAACGTCAGCGCATTCGATGAGCTGTCCGCTACCTCATGGTTCGCGCCGGAAGAAACCCGCGCGCGAGATTATGTTGAAGCTTACCAACGAGCTGTCGCCGAGCCTTCCACGGCGTCCGATGCTGACATGCGTCTATTGTTCGACACGCCCGCATGGAAGATGCATCAGGACAGTAACATCGCGCCGAACACTGAGGTGGCGGCTCTTGTTGACTTGCATGCTTCCGAAGAAAAGGTTGTCGAGGATTTCCGGCAGTGGTTTCGAGAAACGCGGGCAGCCCTAGGCATCGCCGATTTGAAGCGCCGCTTCAACAGCGTCGACTTCGACAGGTGGCATACAAATCGGGTTCTTGCATACAGTGACCTCATGTTTTGGGTCGAAGCGAGTCAGCGGAAAATCACAAATCAGCTCATTGGAGTTGCGCTGTTTCCGGATGACTATGATGTAGCGCTCGCAGACAGAATTCGAAAGGTTGTCTCACCGCTTGCCTCAAACGTGGTAGCGGAGGCCTTTACCAACGCCCTTCGGTCGCAAATCCTAGAAACGGAACGAAAAAGCGCCAAAAACGTTCCGGACCAAAACTACGTTTATGCATACCTCGGACCAACAAAACCATGATACTGGGCCGGATCATTATCGGTCCGATCGCGTTACTCGCTTGGGCCGGTGATCCGCTATTAAATACGTGTCGACCCGCCCAATTCCGGGCGTTCACAAGTCGACGCGATGAAAGCAAAGAACGAACTAAAGGACTTCGACAGCCTGCCGAATGCAGCCGGCGTGTCGGACAAGACCGTTGCCGCACTATGCGGCTGCCATGTGGCCACGGTGTGGGAGCGCAGTAAGCGCGGCGCCCTACCTAAGCCCCGCAAGATCGGCGGTTCGGCGCGCTGGAACGTCGGTGAGTTGCGCGCGGTTCTCCAAGGGGAGCCGGCATGACGAGCGAAAAAAAGGGCGCCACCGGGAAGTGTGACGCCCTCCAACAACCTGCTTCTCAAGAGGTGCTCTCGAAAGAGCAAGGCCATGTTAACAGCGTACCCTTTCGTATACAAGTGCCGGGAAGCAGCGAAGCCACCGTCCTTCTTGACCTGGTGAAGTCGGAGCATCAGCGGCTCCGCGTCGACATCCACGAGTTCCGCGGCAAGCAGTTCATCGGCATTCGAAACTGGTATCGCAGCGGCTATGGCGCTGAGTGGACGCCGTCCAACAATGGCGTATCGATGCGACCTAATCAGGTAGCCGCGATAGTGCAAGCCCTGATGCTCGCCGGCCAAGCCTCCGATCCGAGAGGGGCCGCGTGATGCAAAACTGCAAACGATTTCTGTTGACTGGCGCACCCAAAGGGGCTACCTTAGCCGTCATGGGCCTCGCATGTCGCGCGACCCGATTCTCCGAAAGGACGCCTACCGTGAAGACATTTCTTCGTGCGCTCCCGTGCGCGCTCAAAATCAATGACTCAGTACACCCCTCCCTCCGCGGACGACTTGAAGAAGTTGAAAGACCTATTGGGGAAAAGCAGCACGGAAATGGCCGAACTGTTCGGAGTGACTTCGGGATCGCAGTGGCGCAAGTACATGGCCGCGGACTCGCCGAACAAACGGGACATGGGCATGCACATGCTGTTCTTCGCGATGGCTCGCCTGGAACTGGACGATTTGACGCTCAACCGCGTGCTGGATCGGATGCGCGCGGTGGGTGCGACAATCGAGCTCGACAAGCCGTAAGCGACTCTTCCCCCGATACGCATAACGTCCGCGGGCACGTCAGCCCCGCGATCCGCGAATTCATCGCTCGTGATGCGATCAAGCGAGCCGCGCTGGCGCCCACGCCTTCCGTCGCGCTCGACATTGCTGGCGAAGCCCTCCTCGCTTTGGCGCGCCTAGCGCAGCGCGAGGTGCGCCATGGCTGATTCTGCCGACATCAAACCTGTTCTCGAAGACGCGAAGAACGCCGCTGACACTGCCGTTTCGGGCTTCAATCGCCTGCGTGCGCTGCTGGCCGCGATCCAACGTATCGCCTCTGACACGGACTCCGCAATTGCCGATCTGGCCGCTGCCGGCGTCGACATCGCCACGGAATTCGCAAACGAAGCGCGGTCACTCTCCGACGAGTACGCCCGCCTGATCTCGAACGCGTAAAGGGAAGACCATAAAAATGAATACTCAAACGGACGCAGCCGGCCTGCTGCAGTTTCTTTGGCAACACTTCGACGCGGAAGGTGCAAGCGACGACGAACTCGCCCACTTGTCGCAGGCTGGAGAAGAGGCCGGTCACATGGGACGTCTGCTTGCTGAGAGCATTCTGAGCGCCGCTAGCAGCGTGCACGATGCAGATGTGCTCGGCAAGCAGCCGGTGTGCGAGATCCACGGCACTGATCTTTCCGGATACCTGTTCTCGGTGGCTTCGCAGCTAAACATCATCAGCGAGATGGCAGGAATCGCTAGCGACGCCGCATACGTCATGAACAAGCGCCTTGCTGCACGAGCGAAAAACTCCTCTCGTCGTGCTCAGACAAATAAGCAGTCCTCACAGGAGGGCCAATGAGCGACGTTATCAACATCGAAAACCAGTTCGCCGACGCTCTCGCTGATGAGGGCTTTCCGTCGACCGAGATCGTTGCAGACGGCAAGATCCATCGATTCGCCGGTGCGGAAGACAAAGCAGGAAAGAAGAACGCATGGTATGTCCTGCACATCGATCGCTTCGGAGCCGGCGCCTTTGGCGACTGGAAGCGCGGAATTAAAGCGACGTGGTGCAGCAAGGCTGAGAACTCATTCAGTCCGGAGGAGCGTTCCCAGTGGCGCCAGCAACAGCAGGCGATCCGTGCTGCCGTGGAGAAAGAAACGAAGCAGCGCAACGCAGAGGCCGCGGCGAAAGCCAAGCGGATCTGGGACAACGCTCGCGATGCGACCGATGACAATCCTTACTGCGTCGTCAAGGGCATCAAACCGTATGGCTTGAAGGAGTTCAAGGATGCACGCACGCTGATCGTGCCCGTTCGGAACGCAAAGGGTCATCTCGTCAGTGCTCAGTTCATCTATGCCGACGGGACGAAGAGGTTCCTGTCTGGTGGTGAGAAAGCTGGCTGCTATTACTCGTTTGGCCCTAAGCCAAAGGAGCGAATCGTTATCGCGGAAGGTTTCGCGACTGCGGCAAGCTTGTACGAGGCGACGGGCCTGCCGGTTGCGGTTGCCTTCGATTGCGGCAACCTGCGGAGCGTAGCGGCCGCCGTGAAGGCTAATCTGCCGCCAAACTGCAAGGTCACGATCGCTGCCGACGATGATGCAGGAACCGCTGGTAATCCTGGCATCAGTGCTGCGACAGAGGCCGCGCGCGCGGTCGACGGATTGCTGGCCGTCCCGGACTTTGGCGAGGATCGGCCGGCCGGTTCGTCGGATTTCAACGATCTGGCGAAACACGCGGGACTTGAGGCGGTCAAGTTCTGCATCGCCGCGGCCACGCGTCCCGGCGGCGTCGCCAGCGACAAGAAGCGCAGATCGCCGACCGTCAATCTCTCCTGCGCGGCTGACGTGACGCCGGAGCCGATCCATTGGCTATGGCCCGGATGGCTGCCAGCCGGAAAGCTGTCCATCTTGGCGGGACAGCCGGGTTGCGGGAAGACTACGATCGCGATCTCCCTTTCGGCTGCTATCTCAAAGGGCGCGGAATGGCCGGATGGCACTCGATGCAAGACGCCCGGGAACATCCTCATCTGGACCGGCGAAGACGGCATTGCGGATACGCTCGTGCCTCGCCTGATGGCCGCCGGTGCGGATTTGCGGCGCGTCTTTTTCGTGGAGTCCGTGACCGACGAAATCGGCGAGTTGCAGCCTTTCGACCCGAGCCGCGACGTGCCGATTCTGGCTGAGCGCATCGAGTCTATTGGCGGTGCCAGCTTGCTCGTCGTGGACCCGATCATCAGCGTCGTCAACGGCGATTCGCACAAGTCCGGGGACGTTAGGAAATCGCTGCAGCCGCTGATCGATCTCGGTTCCGCTCACGGCTGCGCTATTCTCGGCATCACGCACTTCTCGAAAGGCTCCAAGGGATCGTCGCCAACCGAGCGCATTCTTGGATCGCAGGCATTCGGCGCCGCCGCGCGAATGATCCTGATCGCCGGGAAAGACGACTCCTCCGACCGGCGGATCTTCGCCAAGTCGAAGTGCAACATCGCCGGCGACACCGGCGGCTTCGAGTACGCCATCGAGACGCTCGACGCCCAAGACGGACTTGCGTCCAGCAGGATCACGTGGGGCGAGCCGCTCGACGGATCGGCGAAAGAGATCCTGCGCGAGCTTGAGGCTGACGAGAACGAAACCGAGCAGAACGACGATCGAGAGTCGAAGTTCGAACGCGCGCGCTGCATGCTTTACGAGTGGCTTACCCCTTTCATGAGCACCAAGGAGATGAAGTCGGCCGCTCAGGCGGAGGGCGTGAGCTGGCGCATGGTCGAATCCGCGAAGGCTGCTGAGGTTGCGGCCGGCAACAAGATTCGGGCAGTGAAACATGGCAATGCATGGGGTTGGATTTGGGATCACTACGAGGCAAAACACGGTAAATCAACTCCGCAATTGCACGTCGTTTCAAGTCCGCAAGAAATTCAAGTCCGCAATGGCGACTGCGGAGTTGAGACCCTTACGCAGCAAGGGTTTGAGGGCAAGTCCGCAACTCCGCAGTCACTTTCGGGAGACGTAGAACACCCTGAGGCAACTCCGCAGCCGGAAAGCAATTCCGCAGCCTCAGAAAATCATTGCGGTGTTGCGGACTTGGCCGCAAAACCTTATCCAGCAAGGGTTTCAACTCCGCAATCAACTCCGCAATCTAAAAATGCCTGCGGAGTTGATAAGACTGTCGGAGGTGACCTGTGAACGCGCTCGATCTCTGGTTCAAATGTCGTTCCCACGCCATTTCTCTCTCGATAAACGGGGATCGGCTGCACTATGACGGGGACCCGGTGGCTGTTGAAAGAATGCTTCCGGCAATGAAGGCAAACCGCGATGCGCTGCTCGAATGCGTCCTAGCCGTGAGCGGCACCCTGTTCGAAGATGGCCCGTTTCTCCCGTGGGGTCCCTATCTCAATACCGAGACCCTGAAGCAATGGCAGCGCGACTTGTTCGAAGTCGTCGACGAACTGGCGCGTCTCGAGGCGTGGCCGGACGAACAGTACGACATCGTGATCGATGCGATCGAACGCCAACCGGTCAGCACCTTGCGACCTGACCTGCACTACTTTCGCGAGCAACTCGACAAAGCGCGCGCTGCGGCCGCTACCGGGAGGCAGCGATGAATCTGGCCCAAATCGAATTCCGGCACTTCGGCAACCTGATCACCCGAAGCCGCCGCGACGCGCTGCGCATCATCGCTGATGACAAGCCGAACAGAAGGCATCGGCTTTCGCTGATTGGCGAACGTCTGTTGGGAAAGTTCAGCGAAATCGATGCCTGCACGACGCGCGAGCAGCGGCTCATGCTGATTGGCGCTAACCCGGCTGACGCGCGCGGCGTGCGGCCGGGGAAAGACTCGATGCTCCACTTGGTCTGGGCGGAATCGCTTGAATGGTCGGCGATGCGGCGCCGTGACGACGGCAACGACATGCCGCGCGCGCCGTTGTACTGGTGCGTCGGCTTCGTGATGATCGAGGAAATGTGCAGCCCGGAAGCGGCGGCGGGAGTTGATCAAGTGTTTCGGCGAGCATTCGGCTGCTCGTTCGAGGATTGGGCGGGAGGCGACGATGAATGAGCATCGTGCTTATGCGGCCGCAATAGCGCGGCGGATCGAGCCGAAAACAGGCGAACGCCGTGCGCAACTTGAGCGGCAGTGGAGCGATGAGATCTGCCGCGCGTTGGCGGCCGGCGAGCTGCGCGCGGTGCATCCGGATAGTCGACGCCCCCTTCGAGTGTGCGAACCGGGAGGGTTGGTCGGCGCGATCACGTGCGGCGTGATTGCGCTCGACGGATTCAACGCCTGGCTGAACCAGAATGGTGTTGGCATCGTGCTGCGCCCCTCAGATTTCGGGCCTCAGAAGGTGAAGCGAACGTCTGGCAGCCCTGAGGTCATCGAAGAAGGAAAGAGGCTCGCGAACATCGCTGCAACGCCCTACTTCGACGCCCACGGATCCTTCCCTACGGTCGCGTGGGCAGCGAAGCGCGTGCAGCCGGATCTCAACCTCGCCTTCGGGAAGCGCTGGGACGTCGACACCATCAAGCGGCATACGCTGAGCGGTTGGCAGCCGGTGTACATCGCACAATCGGCGCAGAAAGAGCAAAAGCCGAAACCGTAGCTTTGCCGCCACGCGCGGCGCATCAAAATTCTCTCGGTGTCGTAGGCGGCAAGGCTTCTCGCCTTCGCCGCCGATTTTCATTTTCCATCGCTGATTCCCGTTGCCCCGCCTTTCCCGCGCCGGACCATTGATGTGTCGGCAGATGCTGCCCGCCACTTATCAAGGGACGTCGAATGGAACGCAAAGAACCGCCCAGCCCCTCGGCCGCATTGAGTTACGCGCATCTTCTCGGCCTCCCGAAAAGCATCACCAAGTCGGCCGTATCGATCCCTCAGAAGGTCGCCTCAGTTGCGCGCGCAACGCGGCAGACCGTCGTTAGCAAGATCAAGGCGAGATCCGCCAGTGCGACGCCGTTCGCGGATTTGTTGCGTGAAGCAGAACAGCGTGTGCAGCGCGATGCATCCAACGAGGCAGTAATCGAAGCCGTGGCGGCAGAGCGCGCGCGGTGCGGCGAGATCTTGGCTGCGGGGTTGTCGTTGAACCTCACGGCATACGCGAGCCATCTGGCATCGAAGACCGGTCTGACTGTTGCCCAGGCTGTCTCCATCCTGCACGCCGCGGATAAAGACCGAGCAAATCGGATCGCAAACGCAGAGCCGGAACCCTCATTCGGCATGCAGCGCTACGAGGCCCGCATCCAATGGCACATCGACCAAGGACTGATCAAATGAAAGAAGTGAAGCGCATCGTCTCCCTTATCGAGGGAAAGCAGAAGACCCTCGCGCGGCTGCAGGCGGACCTGAACAACTATCGGGCGACCGAAGATGGATCGGATCAGTTCCTGTCTCAACTGGAGGAGCTTCGACTCGAACGGCGCGACATTCTGGCGAAAGCGCTCATCGCCAAGAAGACGCCGAACACGCAGTCGATTGACGCGAAGCTCGAGACGGTCGAGGCAGAGCACGCCAAGGCTCGAGAGGCCGCGCAGAGTGCGCGTGATGCAATGAGCATCGTGGCTCACGGCATCGACCTGGAGAACGCGGAACTCGAAGCGCTACAGCAGCAACTGAAGGGCGCGATCCGCTCCGAGATCATCGCACGCCACGACGAGGCGGCCGCCAAGTATGCGGACGCAGTGACACAGCTCGGCGAAATCGTCGCGCAGATGGTAGCGGCGGAACGCGCGTGGAAGCACGTCGTGACGAACGTCATGGATGAAAACGGCAACGGATCCGAGTTTCCGCGCCGCGGAGTCCGCGTACTGCAAGACATCCGCGAGACGGGCGTCCGCGTGCCCGCCAGCGCGTCTCGCTTATCCGATCCGAAGGTCGCAGCCGAGTACGGCGATTCATACGACCGCTTCTGGTACCTCCCAACATGGGCAGATCCTGCGACGCTCGGATTTGCAGACGAACAAGTCTCCGAGATCGTTTCTGGCCTGCGCGAAGCCGGTGTCGAATCTCGCGAATTCGTCGGATACAGGCCGGCACCGCCTGAGCCTCAACTGAAAGTGCGCGTGCGCCGCGGTGTCATACAAAGCGCTCCGAAAGTGCAGCGCGATCCTGAGACCGGCCACGTTGTGACATCGGAGCCGGTCGAGTTTCGCGAGGGAGACGATGTCTATCTCGACGAGAGCCAGGCGCGCGCCCTTCAACGAGGCCGCATGGTCTATGTCCACGGTGAAGACGATATTCCTGAGCCGAGCTCTGTCGGCGGCCCTGTTGAGATTGATGCAGCACTGCCGAAGGAAGAAGCGCGCCGGCCATCGTGGAAACCCGAGCAGCGCCGCGAGTACACCGGCAATCACTTTCCACTGGATCTGAGCGCATACGGCGACTGATCGATGGGAGCAATGCTTAAACCGCGCTATCGCGCACAACGGAGAAATAAGATGAAACCTGACGAACACGACAACGCCCAGCAGGAGACGCCACGAGTCCAGACGCCGGCCGGACAGTGCCTCGCCGCGGGAGCCCCGTGTGGGATTGCGGGGGGTGTGACGGAAAACACAGAAGCCGAGGGGGAGTCGAAAGATGTTTCGAATTGATGATCCGACCGCTGCCACAACGCTGCCGACGCCGGAAGCGGCCGGCACCGAAGGCTACTTCACCGAAGGAAACCCGACGTCCGGTACGCCCGCGACGATCGTCCGCGGCTCCTGGATGAACATGATCCAGGAGGAGTTGCGCGCGGTCGTAGTGGCGGGCGGCCTGACTCCGAGCAAGACGACCTATACGCAGGTTCGCGACGCCATCAAGGCAATCGCAATCGGACAGTTTGCGCAGACCCTGCTCACGCAGGGCTACGTCGATTTTCCAAATGGACTGCAGATACGCTGGGGCTCGTTCACCGGGTCGGCATCAGCCGATACGCCCGTAACCTTCGCGAAAGCGTTTTCAACCGCGTTCCGAATCGGACTTGTTAGCGGCCTTTGTTCCGGTACCGGCGCCTGGGGCGGATATAACTCGGCCACGCAGACCGGCATGAACTGCAACTGGTGGCAGAGCGCCAGCACGCGACAGGCGGGAAGCGGCACATACTTCGTTATCGGACAATAAATCATGGATCAATGGTTCGCAGCATTCAATCCGGACGGTACTCTCGGTTTCTATGACAGCGTCGACTCGGTCCCGTCCGACCTTACGCCTGTCGAAATCACCAATGAAGAACGCATTGCATTGCTCGGCGCCGAATCGCAGGGAAAGCGACTGGCGAAGGGAGACGACGGAAAGCCGGTTGCGATCGATCCGCCGCCCCCGACAACTGAGCAGATCGTCGCAGCGAACACGGCGGTTCGTGACTTGCTATTGCTGCAGGCAAGTCAGCGCGTCGCACCGCTGCAAGACGCGGTCGATCTTGACGAGGCAACCGACGTCGAAACGGCGCTCCTGAAACAGTGGAAGCAGTATCGCGTTGCCGTTAATCGCATCGATCTCACGCAGGCAGATCCCGTCTGGCCTGTCGCGCCTCAAGGATCATGACGGTGAGCAACCCGCTTAGAAGCGTCAGTCTCCCGATCCGGCTTCGCTTTCCTATTTCCATTGGGTCGGGTCGCGAAATGCGGAAGTACGGCGAAATCGTACTTCGGCCGCCGACGAGGCAAGACATCATTCGCCTCAGCGACTTTGAGCCAGGTACTGATCAAGCGATTGCCCTGATTTCACTCGTCGCCGGCGTACCGATGGACGTCATTGAGCAGCTCGGTCCTCGCGACTACTACACCGCCTGCAAATTCCTCGAACCCTTTGCGGAGCACCCATATGGCGAATAACCTTCAGATCGTCATCAGCGCCCTAGATAGGACCGGCTCCGGCTTTCGCTCGGCTAATCGCAATCTGCGCGAAATTGAGCGGTCGATGCAGCGCACGAACCGATCGTCTCGGCAGATGTCGGCGGTTCAAGAGTTCGTGCAGCGGGCCACCGGTTCTTCCCTTGCCAGAGCCGCTGGCATCGCCGGCTTCATCGGCGGTGTAGCGTTGCTCACGTCTAAGATCTTTGCAATGGAGACCGCATGGTCCAATGCAGTGCGCAGCGTCAGCAATAAGTCGCTGACGCTAGGCATCGACGCCAAGCAACTATTCGGCATTCAGAACGCGGCTAAGTCGGTTGGTCTTAGTGCCGAGCAGGCGACGTCTTCCGTCGAAGGCGTCACGCGCGGGTACTACGAGTCGACGCAGGGTCGCGATCCGCAGAAGCGGATGATCTACCAGGCGTACGGCATCAACGGGCTCGACGACCGCGGCCAATTCAGTTCGGAGCGTCTGCTCGAGCAGATCGCCGCGGCCGGCGAGAGCGTGAACAGCCGGAACGGTCCGCTCGCGCGCCATCGCCTGTTTGAAGCGCTCGACGCGAGTGGCTTGGAAGATCTGTTGAACAAGGGTGCCGGAGGTGTGCGCGATCGCTATGCTCGCGGCGTCGCGCTCGCTCCGAGCGAGGAAGATATTCGTCACGCCAACGACTACGCCGAGGCGATGTCAAGGCTCGACGCTCAATTCGACAAGACGAAGCAGACGATACTCGGCGGCCTGGCGCCTGCACTCACCACCGTCCTTAAGAGTCTCGACGATTGGATTCAATCGACTCGACAGAATGGCCTGCAGTTGCCAAGCTCGCTGCACTCTCCGACGTATTCGCCGTCGGGTGCAATCGACGCAGCCCCCGCATCGAGCATCAGAGACCGTGCTGTCGAGGGCCTTGAGAGGGCCGGCAACTACCTTCGCGGAAACGGTGCGCGCACCAATGCGCAGGTCGGCGCCGTGCCGAATGCGAACGTTCCCTACGCCATCGATTGGTTCCAGCGTCACGGATTGACTCGCACGGCCGCCATCGGCATGACTGCTAGCCTGCTCCACGAAAGTCAGCTAGACCCGTATCAGCCTGGCGATAACGGGCAGGCATATGGAATCGCGCAATGGCATCCGGACCGCCAAGCCGGTTTCGAGCGTTGGTCAGGCCGATCGATCCAAACCTCAAGCCTGGATGATCAGCTCGCCTATGTGATGCAGGAGTTGTATCACGGCGGCCCTCAAGAACAGCGCGCGGGCGCGATGTTGGAAATGGCGAAGACGCCGGAAGAGGCTGCTCGGATCTCATCACTGTTATACGAGAGGCCGGCAGGCGGGGTCGCCGAGGCCGATCGGCGAGCCGCCACAGCAAGCCGTATCGCCGGCCTTTACTCCGGCGGTGGAACACAGGATCAGAACGCGCAAGACACCGCGCCAGCGCGGGCCGACGGCGAGCTGCGCGTGAAGGTCGAACTCGGCAACCTGCCGAAGGGTTCGCGCGCTGAAGTCTCGGGCACGCCTAACGTGAAATCGACGGTGGAGCGAGGCTCGACCGGCTCAACCAGTCAATTCGCGCTTGGGGCGACGTACTGACCGCCCGCCGTCGGCTCTTCGGCTGACGGCGCACTCCATCTCGAACGATCCATGACATACAACCTGTCCAAGGTGGGCAAGATCTACCACTGCCGCTTCACGATTGACGGCAAGCGTGTGCAGAAGTCGACGAGCGAGACGAACCGGCACCGTGCGGAGGAGGCGGCGCAACGAATATTTCGCGAAGCCGCCCTCTGGGCACGTAAGGGGCGAGTGATCCCTACGCTGCGCGAGTTGGTGGCGCAATGGATCTCCACCCATCAGAACGTCGCAAGCGCATCTCATCTCAAGGGCATGGAGCGCTTTGCGCGCCTCCATCTTTTTGACCTCGCGGACATGCCGATCAGTTGTCTCACGACGGAAGCGGTCGAAGCCGCTAGATCGAAGCTGCTGACAACTCACGCGGCAGGCGCTGCAAATCACTGGACCCGGCAAATCCGCCTTGTCTGCAACTGGGCCGTACGGCGCGAAGTCGTCCCGGCCATTCCTTTCCGTATCAAGATGATCAAGGTGCAGCGGCGTCCGCGCGCGACGTTACCTGTCGATCTAACAGCGCAATGGCTCGCTGCGCTCGATGCTCGTGCCTCGGATGCCGTCCGTCTTGCCGTCCGGCTCATGCTCGGCATGGGCCTCAGAGAGTCCGAGACCGCTACCGCGCGTTGGGAATGGATCGACACCGTTCGCCAAACCTACACTCCAGGAATGACGAAAGGCCGCGAGGCAGAGCCGTTGCCCATGCCGGCGTGGCTGATCGACTATTTGCGGCCGTACCGCAAGCCCTCTGGCCTGATCGTCGCACGCACCGATGGACGGCAGTACGCGCGCGGCTTCACCCGCCTTCCTATCGGCGCAGCCAATCACGCGATCGGCATCAGCCATATCACTCCGCATCGGCTGCGCGGAACCTTTGCAACACTTCTGTCTGAAAACGGCGCGCCGGTTCAAAGCGTGCAGCGCACTCTGCGACACAAAGACGTACGCACGACCATCGGCTATCTCGAGGTCGACATGCATCGCGTCGCGATCGCGCAAGGGCGTATGGCTGACGCTTGGAGCCTTCGATGAGATCCGACTGTCAGTGGCGAACCCGCGGCGAACAATACGGCCCTCGCCCTTGCTGGACAATCCACCTGCCACAACTGAGAGTTGTGCATTGTCGACCGACGGGTCGGCGAATCACCGAGCCCTCGCGCCGCGCAGCCAGTTGCAAACCTTTCCGTTTCGCCCATATCCGGACCCACTCCCGCCCATGCCAGACGGGTAGGAATTACATCGGGGGTCCCTCCCGCCCTCTTTTACCCACGGGCCCTGCGCGCGCCCGATCATTCCCTAGTCACAGGAGTTAAAAAAGTGTCCGCACCCATCACAATCCGAGAGTTCGCGAAACGCGAAGGCTGCGACGAAAAGCAAGTGCGGCGCGCGATCACGTCCGGCAAACTCAAGCTGGATAAGGAGAATCGCCTTGATCCCGCGCTCGTCCACTCGGGTTGGAGGAAGCCGATTGCGTCTAGCAAGGGCGTTCGAGCGCTTCCGGAAAAGACGAAAGTGTCCGCAAAAAGTGTCCGCACTTCGCAAAGTGTCCGCACCGTCGAGGGCGTCACTGAGACAGACACGCCGGCACAGACGGCCGCCAAAGTGATCGCCGCCCTTGGCGCCGAGAACGATCTTGGTGAAGCAATCCGGATCAAAGAGAACTACAACGCGCTGCTAAAGCAACTGGAATATGACAAAGAATCCGGTCTGGTGGTGATGGTCTCGGACGTCGCAAAGTTGGTAGGCGAGGAATACGCGAAGGTCCGCACCCGACTGCTTGCGATCCCGTCGAACTTCGCGCCTCAGATTCATCGTTGCAAGACCGTTTCAGAGGTTAACGATTTGATGGAACGCGCGATCGTCGAGGCGCTCGAGGAACTGACGCAGGGTGGCGCCTGATGTCCCGGCCTATTGCAGACGTTGGTCTGAATCCCGCTAATCTGTCGGTTTCGACATCACCCCATTCTGGGAGAAGCGTCGCGCATCACATGACGAATCCCCGCATTAGCTGTTTGGGCCACCCCGAAAAGCGTCCCCACCGAACTAGTCAAACTGATAGTCGGTAACAAGAGGGGATGAATAACCTAGCGGGACATTGACGGAGAACTTCCCAAGCGACAAATTATTCGATTTTTCAGTAGGTATCAGAAATTCAATTCGATCTGTGCCAGCGTGTCGTATCAGCTCAATTCGATTAGCAATAAGTGCGTGAATCAATTGAACGAGCTTCTTCGCTAAATTAATGCAGTTGTCAATGTCAACAGCGTCTAAGAACTGAATGTGCAGAAGGTTCAGGTCCTTAATTAATGTCGAAAGATTACTTCTCAGCGGATCGAATTGAATACCTAGAATCATCATGGCCGCCCCGTATCCAAGTTGACCGACTGGCTTGTTCTCAAAAGCGAACAAGGGCGCGGAATAGCTCAATTTTCTACGTGCCACTTCATCGTCCGGGATCGAGCCATGAAGACCCGAGAGCGCCAACTTTAAGCCGTGCTTATATTGAATGTGAAAATCAGAATGCTTCTTGAAGAAATCAACTGACTCTTTATGCAGACCTTTGAGGCACTCGAGGTGCTCCTCAAGTTCAATCGTAGCCGCGTGCGCCGTCGAAACGTCTTTATAGGCGTAATGCGCTGTCGTAATCTCTTCCGACGGCACAAAGAACATTCTACGAAGAGTCGAATCATTCGGTGTGGACAGCCATAGTGGAAGATTCGTCACCGCGCCTGCGCTGTAAGACAAAGCTTTTTTGACGAAAAATAATGGTTCTCGAATGAACCTCAGTATTGAGAAGTAGTCCTCGCATAGCATGACCAGTTCAGAAACTGCGTCTGCGAGAATGCCGTTCGTGATATTTCCATACACCACTTGCTCATCCTCGATCGAGTCCCAGTGATAAAAATCTTTATACACATGGCGAAGCTGCTCTCGCTCTCCAAGCAAATGCCGAAGCAACACTAATTTATTTAGCCTCCAAAACCGGTCGTAGCGTTCAAAGTAGATTTGAAGCTGATGATCGTTTGCGGAGTACAGATCTTTCAGAGATGCCTTAGGGAGGTTTGATTTACTTTTTTTCTTGGACATATTGCCCCTTTCTTATGGCAGACAACGAAAAAGTCGCGGCGTGTGCGAACTTATGGAAGGGCTATCGCAGACTCCAAATCGAGCGCGCTGCGGAAAACAATCCGCGCTGCCAAGCTCCTACGGAGGGGCAGCGGGGCGCAATCTGCCGGCGTCGATGCGTCGGCGAAGCCCGCATATAACGCCCTTGTGGCGGACAAAAATCGTCAGGGATTCGCGTCACGCCATCAAACATCGATGATTGCTGCCGCGCCGTCTCTTCCGCCTTTCGGAGGCGTGAATCAAGCGTGCTGCGACGAATCGCCAGATAGCGAGCTATGGCTGTTCTATCCTCATCAAATCGATCGAGCACTCGAAGGTATGCCACGGCCTCTGTATATCGTTCACGCACGGCCCGCTCTCTTCCTCGCGCCTCCTCGGCTTCGATCAAGGCTGTCTCCGGTTCGTATGCCTGCGGCGCTGCCAAGGTCGCAGCAAGCCCGAGTTGTAGTTCGCCCTCCCCGTCGGTCTCTTCATGATCCAGTCTGGCCGCGAACCGCATGGCACGATTTGCGAATCTCCCGAACGCCTTTCTGAGGCGATCGACGATCGCTTGCTGAAAGGTCCGATCCTCTGGCTCGAAGGCACGACCTGCTGCGTTGTTGATCTCCGATGCGGCTATCCAAGCCTCTGCCTTCAAGTCGTCGACGGACTGCTCTCCGCGGGTTATTCCGGCGAGCCGTTCCAGCTCTTTAATCATCGGGGCAATGAGGCGCGAATAGAATGACTCGTTACTCGTGTTCGACATGGGACTCCCAAGGGTTGCGGAGCCCGAAGAATAAACGGTCACTTGCACTCGTGGTTAAACGTAGCGTGTAACCGCCACGCCGAGAAAAGGGGTGAGCGAACTTCTCACCCCTATGTGGACTGCACTAAACCGAGGATTCGGTGCACCCGGACCCCCGACGGCCGTCTAATCGAAGCTGAAAGTTGAAATACTCGGAAGCGTCGAAGTCGTACAGTTGAACATTGGCGCCATTGACGGTCCCATTGAAGTGATGCCCTGCACCAAAGTCGTAGCCGCTGAAATTGCTCCCGTTGATCTCGATGCTCACATGGGCGCCAGTGCCATAGTCGTAGACCTGCGGGAGGGTTCCGGAAAAGTGACAACCCCTTTCATGGTCGTAGACATTCACGTTCTCGCCGTCGACGGTGCCGCCGAACTGGATATACGTCGAGCGCGAGTAATCGTACACACTGGTTCGTCCAGGGGATCCGATGACGCTTCCCACCACAAACGCCACACAGGCACGCGTTCCTTTGTCCATTTCGGCTATTCGTCTCATGAGATTGGGATGTAGATCATCTCGTAAACGGACGCCGTTCGACTAGGAAACCGACCCCACCACCCTCTTCGCACAGCCGGCGTGCCTCTTGCCACGCTTGTCGCTTGCTGTTCTGAGACTCGCCGCGATGCGCGAACCCCCGCCACATTCCGTCAAGCTCCGTGCTTCCGGAAAACCAGACCGGCACCCATTCATCCACGCCCTTCCGTTCCACTGCATCACCTCTCTGCTATCCCGAGACTGCTCCAGGTCAGGAGGTATTCTCGATCCAAGAGCCGTGATGCGATTCTTCGAAAAGAAGCAATTTTTGGTGGCATTTAGGTGGCATAGATCCGCCGAGTGGAATGGCAAAATTGCGGCATTTTAGAATCCGATGCATGCCGACACCTGACACTACCCTGAAAACATCCGTGCGTATGCCAAAGACGCTGCACGCCGAGCTGGAGCGCGCTGCGGACGCTGCGGGCCTGACCGTCAACGGAGAGATGGTCTATCGGCTGCAGCACGACCCTCGGCGAGAGGCCGCCAGCGCCGTGATTGCCGAGATCGAGCGGCGAGACGTGGCAATAGTCGATGCACTTCGAAAACAGAACTCTGCGCTGTGGGGCGTCATCGAGCGAGCAGATTCCGTCTTAGCTGACGTCGTCACTGCGATGTCCCAAGTCAAGCCTGGAAGTGACAAAGCGGCTTTGAAGCGGGAGGTTGAGTTCGTGCGGGAGCTAATTGGGGCGACGAAGGCGCATCGGTGA